ATAGCGGTCCCGCTTTTTAGGAACGACGTAGCGGTGTCAGCGAACGCCGCGGCTTCCTCGTTCACCGCTCGCAGTTCGTCGCGCGCGAGTTCGAGTCGGTCAACTTGGAGTTGTACGCGCTTCGTGTATCGCTCGACGGCTTCGTCGGCTCGCTTCGTCGCTTTCGCGTTCTCCTCTATAGCCCGAGTTCCGCCGCTGATAGCACTCGTTGTGTCTTTGATTGCTCGCCGTTGTTGGCTCTCGGTCGTTTTGCGTAATTGCCCGAACGCGGAATAGAACGCGCTCGACGGTCGGGGCGCTGAATCGGTGACCTCGTCGAGCCCGGCGGCGAGAGCGTTCGCGTCCCCGGCCGCGCCCCGCATAGCGTTACCGGCGTCGATAGCCGCCTGCACGGTCCCGGACAATGCTCGCCGCGACTGATTCGCGCCACGGAACAGATTGTCGAGCGCCTCCCCAAACGAGTCGGCCTCATCGATTCCCCTCTGAAAGTTGTTAGCGGCTGTGCCGAGCATTCGCAGCAGATTGCCGAACCCGCTGCCGACACTTCTCGCGGTCCCGCCGAGGCTTTCGAGTGCTCCCTCGACGTCGTCCATGCCGTCGGCGCTCGACATGAGCCCGTCGTACAAGCCCTCCCCGAAGTACGTTTGTAGTTCCTTAAATAGGGCTTGGTTCTGTCGGAGACTGTTTGCGAGGCCGCCCTGCGTCCGGTCGAAATCGCCGATAGCGTCCGCCGATTGCGCGAATATCTCCTCGCTCGCGGCGAGGATTTTCTGCTGTTGCGTTAGTGGCTTATTGCCCTCGGCGATTCCCATAGCGAGGGCGCGTTGCTTTAGTGTCGCCGCGTCGAGCAAGACGCCGAAACGTCGAATGGGCTCCGCCTCAGAACGGAGGGCCGCGCCGATAGCGGTGATCGCGTCCTCGGGCGACGTGTTGTAAAACGAGGAGAAGTCCGCGGACAACCGAACGAGGTCCTCGGAGAACGTGACGAGGTCGTCCCCGGCGAGCCCGGCGGCTTTGCCGAATATGCCGAACGTCGCGGCGGCGTCGTACGCTTGCTGCCTCGTTTGCCCTATCTCTCGGGCGGACTTTTCGAGGTTCTTCGTAATGCTTTGCGCGCCGTCCCCGAACACCTCGTTCAGTTTGTTTTGCGTCTCGTCGAGGTCACTCGCCAACATGACGGCGTCGGCGCTGATTTTCGCGAACGCTGCCGCGGCCGCTGTACCGGCGAGGAGTAGCGTCCCGCGGAACGCTTTAGCGGCGGCTCCCGCTTTCCCGAGGAACCCCTCGGCGTTCTTGATATCGCGGCGGGCTTTCGCGAGGCCGCGTCCGTCCCACTCGGAGACGATAGGGATACGAATAGCCACGCGTCACACTCCCGGCTTGTAAACGGTGAGGCGCTGATTCTCCTCGCGCATAACCGCTTTCATCGCGGCGAGTACGGTCGCTTGCGCCTCACGGCGGACACGCTCGGAGTTCCGCCACACGAACCGCGACGGGTTACCCCACGGGCCGAGGGCTTCGAGGAGGCTCGGTATTTTTGGTCCGTCCGCTTTCCCTCGTCCCGCCATGTCCGCTATTTCGACGGGGGCGCTTGCCACGCTGATACGTACGAGCGGCCACTCTTGCCGGTCGCGGTGCTTGCTACTGCGACGACCGCCGTAGATAGCGAACGGCTTTTTACGGTTTACCCACCCGGTCCGGCCGTTGTGGTCGAACCCGCGGGTAGGTGGCGCTTGCGGGATGGTCCCGTCGATGACGTCAATAAACTCTTTCGTCGCGCCCTTGATTTTTGCTTGTGCTTTAAAAAACGCGACTTTATCGACGGAGCGGAGGACGCGTAGCGTGTCGCGTATTCCTGTCACTTCGGCGACGTCTCCGCGGTTCACTTTTCCTCCGTTCCTAATTTCAGCTCGGCCTTACTTGTTTCGTTGCTCTAACACGTCGAGGAGGGTCGCCCACTCGACGGCGTCGAGTTCGGCGATATGTCTCGGCGCTATCTGCGTCGCGACTGCCACCTCCATCACGGCCCGGGTCATGCTCCCGCGCCGCGCTACGTAGGGTCCGAGCCCTCGACTCCGATATCGACGAGTGTGTCGCTCCACGCGTCGAGCGTCCCGGGCTTGTCGCCGTTCTTCTCTAACTGCGTATGTACGAGGAACGCCATATCTGCGAGGCCGAGATTCTCGGCGAGACTTGCCGTCGTCCGGTTGTGGGCTTTCTCCCACGTAATGAACGTCGACGGTTGTATCGCGAGCATGGTCGGCCCGGACCCTACGTCGTAGCGCATAACAATTTTCATTTGTTGCCTCCCGATAGGTGTGGGTTACTTGGTTGCTGCCTTAACGCTCTGCGCCGCGGCTCCTACGGTGGGGATTCCGTCGAGCGGCAGGGTCACGGTTTGCTCGCTGATTTCCCCGGCGTTCGCAGTAGCGGACGGACGGACGGCGATACAGTTCCCCGAGTACGTGGTCGCCCCGACTGTCGCGACGTACGCGATAGTCGTATTAGCGGCTTCCCATAGTGCTTTGTGGAGGCTCGAATCCTCGTCGTGGTCGTACGCGAACTGAATCTCTAACTCGCCGGATTCGCTGCCGCCCGCGGCGCGAGGCCCGGCGAGCGTCGGGTATTCGAGCGTGTCGGTCGTGAAGTTTAAGGCGAACGATTGCACGACGTCGTCGTACACGCTTCCGCCTACGGTGAGGGAGCAATCGCTCCCGGTAACGAGTGCCATTACGGTTACTCCCTTACTTGTGCGGTTAGAAGAATCGCGGCGGCGAGTGTTTCGCCCTGCGATCCGGTCCCGTCTACCTCGGGCGAGGCGACGGTGGTCGAGTGAACTCCGGCGGGCAGCGCCGCGAGAGTGTCGGTTATCAAGGCTTCGAGGCCGGTTATCGCGGCGTTCGCGTCGATGAGGCTTACGTGCGCGGTAGCGGTGAACTCGACGGCGTAGGACTTCCCGCCGATCCGGTCCGGCGTAATCCATTGTTCGCCGGGCTCGACGATGACGCACGGCGGGACGAGGGTCGGCGGCGTGTACCCGTACGCGGTGACTCCCGCGGTTGTGAGCGCCGTAACGATTTGCTCCCGTGCGTCCGTGTAAATGTTCATCCGATATCAGACTCCACGGCGAGCCACGGGCCGAGGAGCCCGGAGACGCGTTCGAGTAGCGACCGGCCCATCCGGTACGGACCGGGTGTCCCGTCGATACCGACGGACTGCCCTCCCGCGGCGGTTCGGTTCTGATAAACGTCGATTGCGATAACGATTCCGGCTTCGTGTACGGGCGCGGGGATTGTCTCCCACGTCTCGCGGTCGAGGCGGAGGAACGGTTCGAGGAGTTCGTCGGCTACTTGTGCGACGTCGTCGAACACGTCCGAGGCAGCGCCGGGCATTTGTAGCGCGGCGGCGACGTCGGCTCCGGTGACAATCGCGAGCACGTTAACTCCCTTCGGTTAGGGCGGAGGCCGGGCCGAGGGTGACCCGGCCTCCGCGGGGTCGCGGCGTCTCGGGAGACGAGGAACGCCGCGAGGCGTTTAGGACTTCGATACCTTCGCGGGTGCGACCGCGCTCACGGGGACGAACGCGCCGCCCACGGTGACGAGGCTCGCAAAGTAGCCCCAATAGGCGACGGTCACGCCGAGGACGGAAACATCGACCGCGCTCAGTGCGCCGCCAACGTTCTCGTAAGTCTCGAAGTACCGCGAGTGACCGACAATCATCGTCCCCTCGCTTAGTTGATTACTCACGACGAGATTCAGTCCGAGCGGGTTCATGCTGAACGAGGCGGCGTTAGCGGTCCCGCCTGCGTTGCTCGGAGCGAGTGTCGGGAACACGGGACGACCGGCGGTGTCAACGGTCGACCCCAACATCGCCCACATGTCCGGGGAGGCGTACACGGTGTCGGCGAGAGAACCGACGGCCGTGTTAACGGCGGCGCTTGCCTCGTACAGTCCCGCAATAATCGCCGCGGAGGTCGGAGCGGCTCCGATTGCGACGGCGTCGCCGGACGCGTTCGTTTCGAGGTCGTCCGCGGCGGCGGCTTCGGTGGCCTCCGCGTACTGACGAACGAGGTCGCCCGTAACGATGTTCATAATCGCGGGGCTCGTCCAATCGCGGTCTTGGAACGAGATACGGAGCGTTCCGCCGTACGTCGCCTTGTTAACCGTGATCGGGTCGATGGTCATTTTTTGCGACGCGAGTTCGGCGAGTTCAGCTGACTGAGCGTCTACCTCCGTGTGCTGCTTAATCCACGGACGCACAAACGATTTCCCCGCGCCGGGCATGGGCAGGCGGCGGGAGGCGTTAACGAGCGGCCGGTCGCCGTATTCCTTTTGGACGAGGTCGCCGACAATCGGTGTCGGCACAATGCCGGTCGTGTCGGCAAGTTTCTCGTCGGCGACGGCGGCTTCGAGTCGTTGTAGTGCGGTGCGGTCGCCATTGTTCGCGGCGACGTAGGTAGCGAGGTAGTCGCCTGCGTCGGCGAACTCCACGCGTGGCCGTGTCACGGCTACGGGACGGGGGCGACTTGCCTCGACGACCTCGGTCGACTCGGATTCTTCGACGCCCTCGACTGTTTCGTCGTGGTTCATCTTTTCTCCTTTTTCGGGTTCGGCCTCAGTCGAGGCGTCGTTAGCCGCGACGCGTTGCACGCGTGCGGAGTCAATGGCGGGATGAGCGACGAGAGACACTTCGTCGAGTCTTGCCGCGGTGACGACGAGAGCGTCGTCGTCGTGATGGGATTCGAGAACTTCGACGCCGACGGAGAGCCCGTCGCGGAGGTTCTCGCTCGCTTCGACGAGCGCGTCGTTACCGGCGGTCGTCGCGGCGATACGGAAACGAGCGTCGATACCGGCGTCGTGTTCTTTGACGCTGACACTCCGGCCGAGCGGGTTCGCGTGGTCGTGCTCGCGGAGGAGTCGAATATCGTCGGCGAGTTCGATAGCGCCGGGCTCGAACCGGGTCGGCCCTGCGCTTGTGTTACCGACCTCGTTCCACGTAACGATTCTTCCGGCGATGATTCGGCGTTCGGCGTCGGCGGCGGTGAGGCTTGTCGAGAACGAGAGACGTTCGGTCATTGTGGGCTTCCTTCCCCGTTTAGATTTTCCATTCGGCGGGCTTCCTCGACTGTCAGTACGCCGAGCGGGATCATTTGCGCGTAGAGGTTCGCTCGCATAGTCGGGTCGACGCGGAGCCACTCGGCGAACTCGAACTCGACGCGGTTACCGGGATACGTGCAGTCGTCCATGCTGAGACGCTGCGCGACGGCGGTCGCGAACGGCGTCATCGCGGAATGCAGGTCGAGGCGCGCCTGCGTCTGATTGGAATACATCATCGCGGCCTCGTTCGGTCCCTGCGACAGATAGATACTTGGGACGCCGGTCACCCGAGCGACGTCGAGGACGGAATGCGACCGAGCCTCGCCGAGCGCGATTTGGTTCGCGTCCCATCCCATGTGTTCGAGTTCGAGGTCGCGGCCGACGTACGCCGTCGACCGTGCTCGGCGGGCTTCGCCGAGAGCGTCGAGGAGTTCGGCGACTTGCTCGGGTGTTTTCCGCGGCCCTGAGTTCTTTAGGAGTGTGAGCGGGACCGGCGACGACGCGTACAGGCGGGCGGCCTCCTCTAACATCCGGGCGGTCGTGATGACTCTCGCGCCGTGCTTTAGCCACGTCCCGGCGGAGCACTCGAACCCGAGAACCTCACGGGCGGCAAGCACGGCCTCGGTTACTTCGGGGTCGCCGGGCTCGCGGATGAGGATTCGGTACGACGTCTCGGTTACTTCGAGGACGTCCTCGACGGGTAGGTATTGCACGCTCGCGACCATGCCGTCGGAGTCGCGGGAGGTCACTCGGGCGTAGGCGGCTCCGTGGTGGCAGAGGTCGCCGATGATGTCGGCGAGGAACGCGGCTTGTATCCGCTCGGAGTCCATGCGTCGCAGGAACGGCGGAGTAGCGAGCCGTGTCGATTCCCGGTAAAGGCCGAGCGGCATTTGAGACAGGCTCGCCGTGACGAGTGTCCATGCTCGTTTGTAGGCCGGGACAGACATAGCGACCTCACGGGTCACGAAGAACTCGTCCGTATAGAGAACCCCGTCGACGCCGATCACCCCGGCGACGGGTACGTCGCCCGGCTCGACGACTTGGCTCGCGGTGAGCGCGTCGAACGATTCGCGGACACGCG